ACTAGCTGCAATTGCAATATTCATTAGTTTTGTGGCTCCAGTAGTTGCCACAATTGAATTACGAGCCAGATTCACATTCATGGCATAGGAAAGTACTGTAGCTTTCCCAAATTTTAATATAGAATTAAAAGCCATCTGAGCAACCACTGCCGTTTTTGCCGCAATATGATATTTACTGAGCATGGACATGGCACCAGTACCTAGCTGATAGAACGAAGCCAGCACAACCGCATTCTCACCTACTACGGAAGCATAGGCAGACATGGGTCCCAGTGAGTTGGCAAAACTGATTTTGATATCATCCACCTTTGCACGCAGTATTTCCATTTTGTGTGCTGTTGTATCCGTGCGAACAGCTGCCTGTTCCTGTGCCACATTGGTACCTGTCACCTTCCGGGTCATTTCTTCGACAGCCGATGAATTTTGTATCAGATATTGCGCAGCGGCAACATTCTCCATGCCGAAAATTTTACTCAAGTAAGTGGCATCCGTCAGCCTTGGTTTCAACGCATCCAACGCTGTAGACAAAGATGTACGGCTCAGATCGACACCTAGTTCCGTATTCAGCTTCAAGATAATGTTCCGGAGTGCTGTCCCGGCTTCACTGCCCTTCAGATTTGCCTTGGATAAAACTTCAAGTGCCCCTGCACTCTGTTCTACAGTCAAGCCCATGACAGAAGCAGCGGAACCTGCAACCTTAAAACTTTGAGAAAGTTCTTCTATCTCGGCTGCCCCATATTTACTTCCTGCCGCCAGCACATTAATAACCCGTTCCGCCTCATTTGCCGATAGTCCGAACTGGTTTATTGTACCGGCTAATGATGTTGCGGCGGCATCGATACTCATTCCGGATGCTTGTGCCAGTGTTACACTCTTTTCCTGTAAGTTGTTCAGACCCGCCATACCAATGACGGCAACATCAATCTGACTGGCGAGGATCGCATATGCGCGTGCCGCCGTACCAGCTCCCAGACCGGAGTCTTGTCCCACCTTACGCGCATTCTCGCCAAGAGCTTTCAGATCATCACCTGCAATGCCGGTAATAGAACTGAGATCTGCCATGGATTGTCCAAAGTTCATTCCGCCTTGAGACAAGTCACCCAGCACACCACCCAATCGCTCGGCTACTCCCAAAAACGCATTCAGGTCAGGCATTTTCAACCTGCTACAAATATTCCCGAAACGAGTGGTAGTAGCAGACGCCTGCTCCCCGGCCTTATCTATAGCGTCGAATTGCTTTTTAACGTTAACCAATCCTCTCGAAATATTATTTTTCAGGTTAAGTATGATGTCGAATGAAACTTTTTCCATATATTTGTGAAGTAAAAATCAAACAGTTATGACTATCGGAGGTTTCTTTATAGTATTATTCGTCGTTATCGGTCTGTACGGACTCTTTAAGAAAGATGATTGCACCATCACCGAAGAGGACATTGATGAACTCATCCACGAACTGGAAGAGGAAAAGAAAAACCTCAATCCACATTCCACAGAGCCTTGATCTCATCGAACCTTTCCTGTGTACTGGGTTCTTCCTCCGCTTCCTTTGCAGGCTTCATATCCCAGGAGAACCGACATACGTCTGTCAATTCCAGACTCCTTTTGCTATAAGGTTTCAGTATGCTGCATGCCAGGAAACGTGCCTGTTCCCACCCTCTGCGCTCTGCATACGTCTCTTTCTGTTGCCAGGCTTCGAAGACGGCCGTAAACTCCAACGGGGTGAGACGGCAGAAGTCATTCAGACACATCCCGACACACCCCATCGCCAGTCCCATCAGAGATTCAATCGTTACACTTTCGTCCCCTTCTTTTTTTTGATCCATCTTCTTCCGTTGACATTCCGTTTTGAAAGGCGGTAAAGTCTTCCAGGTTGATGCCGTCGGCAAACTGTTCGAAAGTCAGCGCAAAGTCGATTTTATCAGCACGGCAAGCACTGCGGACGCAACAATACATGAACATGGTCAGCTGCTCCACATCAGCACCGATTTCGTTTACATCCCTGCCGGTTTCGCGTTTGAAGTCGATCATTGCCCCCATGGTCACACGGGAAGGGTATTCTTTCGCACAAATGATTACTTTATTCATTGGATGATACAAGTTAAAGGTGATACATTATCCTTGTGGAGCTACAGTCTTGGTCTCAACCGGACCGGAGTTTTCCAAAGAGATAGTATAGGTAGAGTCGTCATCCGAAGGAGATGTCTCTTCCAGGCTTGTGATAAGGAACTTTCCTTCACGGTATTTCGTCTTTTCCTCTCCACGTTGCGCATAACGTACTGTTACAGGTTCACTCTTCTCCCAAAGTTCCAGCAGCTTGTCATATCCCATCTCATCTCCGTAGAACCGGAATCCTTCGGAACTGATTTCGACGGACAGACCGCTCACTGATTTCTCTTTCCACTTGCCGGCATTAGCCGCCTTTGCCTTTTCCGCCAGAGTCGGCTTCACTGCACGCTCTTTGGTTTCTGCCTTATTACTAATGGTACAAGTCTTTGAATGCCCCAGTGGAGAAAAAGCTTCTTCAACCATTAATCCGACAAGCATGTCACTGCCATGCACATATCCTAGTTCTGCCATAAATTTCCTTATTATTTAATTACGTTTCAATCGCCGTTTGATCACTATTAGAACAAGTACGGCAACGGCCATCCGTCCTGTCCATATCTGGAACCACTGCCATCCGGTCGGTTCCTTCACAATCTGCGGAGGAGGTTCTTCCACTTCCTCACCAGTCTCGTTGCGGATGCGTGTCAGTTCTTCACGAAGGTAGATTACTTCACGTGCCAGGCTGTCACAAGTGGCGCGAACCTCTACTGAATCTTCCGATACCCGCGTCACGTTGACGGTTGCCTGTCCGCTGCGGGTACTAAAGCCTGTTCCTATCGGTATCGATTTCAGTGTCCCTGCCAGAAACACTGTTTTTGCAATGCTCGGAGGTACCGGCTGCTGTATCAGAACGAATCCTCTTGCGCTGTACAGGCTGTCTAGGGAGGTAGTCTTCTCCAGTCTTTTCGGGCTTTTGCAACTCATCACGCACAGGGCAGTTAGTAGCAAAACGGCAACTGTTGGACTTTTC